TCAAGACTGATCAATTGACCAGTAATAGGAGCATTCGTAATTTTAAGAAATTTTACCATTTTATAAAAAGTTTTTAATGGGTTAATAAAGTACAAATATAGCAAAAAAAAAGCCACCCTTTTAAGGTAGCTATTTTTCGGTTAGTTGATTTTTTACTTTTTATTCTTTAATTTATTTTTTAAAAGTTTATAAACCTCAAGTCCTTCATCTGATTGTAAAAAAGAACCAACAATATAGTTTGGATCTTCTCCGTAAGGAACTGTTAGCATTTTCTTTTTATTGTTAGGTAAATTATAATAAACATCTTTATTGTTATTTCTAAACGCAATAAAACCTGCTATTACAAATTGATGGATTGTATCCATTAATTCTAACATTGGATCATTTATGGTATTCATAAAATCTTCTGGTCTTGATTTAGCGTATAAAAGAATATCTCTTTTTAATTCTGGAATAGTCATATTGTCTACACCATTACCCATTAAAACTCTACATACTGAAGTTAATTTATTTACATCAGTAGTTATTTTTTTAGCTTCTATTTGAGCATTTAACTCCGCTTCAACGTATTCTAATTCAACAGACGCATCGCGAGAATTATTTATTTCTTCAAACACCATTCCATTACTTGGATGATAGTGTAAGAATTTTTGTAATGATTGATTTTGTTTCTCAACCATTAACATACCATCTTCAAAAACAATAGGCTCTAAAATTGCATTACCATCTTGCTCATCCTCAAATGGGCTTCTCTGGTTTCTTGCATAACGAAGAGGTCTGTTAATACCTTGTTCTTCATCAAAATGTAATAAAGGAGATCTACTTGAATGCCTTGAAGCCAGCATATATGAAAGTGGATACTGGTTGCCTGAAAGTCTATAGGCTTTGTTTTCGTACTTTTCTTTTTGTTTTGACATTATAATATAATTTAATTTGATTTATAAAAAATAATTACCCTCGTCATTATAACGAGGGTAAGTATTACTACTATTTACTATGCATCTTGGAATAAGAAGAAGTTGTTTGCACCTAAAGTACATACAGCTCTTTCACTCAAGAAGTTTACTTCCATTGCATCAAGATCGCTATTTCTTGCACCACCAGCAGAACCAGTAATCCAAGTTTTGTAACGTCTATCTTCAGTTTCAGAAGCTCTATAACGAACGTGTAAGAAAGGACGTTTTGCGTTCTTTCCTAAGATTTGGTCATATACAGTTGTTGAACCAGCTGGAACTAAAAGTCCATTGATTGCTCCTGCATTTACTCCACCTCTCATTGTAGGATCGTTTAAGTATTTCCAATCAGACTTGTAAAAGTCATAACCTCTACGGAATCCTGTGAAACCTAAGTTCAAAGCCATATCCTTATCATTGTCAAATAAACCATAAGAAGTACCACCTGCTCCATAAGAGTTTTGTGATGCCAACATATCATCAATATCAAATGAGAATTGTCTGTTTACAAAAATTACATTTTCTTCAATAGAACCTTGCTTGTCAAGTCTTTGAATAACATTGTCAAATTGAGCTAAAGCAACTGGGTTTCCACCACCGAATACATTACCTCTATTTCCTACCACGTAGAAGATACCATCAGATCCTGAAAGATTAGCTGCACCTGCACCTACTCCCACACCTTGTAAGAAATCTGCCGCACCAGAAGCTGCGTCTGCTGGAACTGCTTCCACCATTGCTGTCTCTAAGTAATCTTCAAAACGTAATCTTGTATCATGTTCAGATTTCAAATACCATAAGTATCCTGTTGCACCTGCTTCAGATGTAACTTCAATCCAACCAATCTGAGCCATATCAGAACCAGAAACAGAATATTTGTCTTTGATAATAATTGGCTTGTTGTCAAAAATAAAGTCATCAGACTCGTTAGAACCAACCATTCCGTTAGTACCTTTTGCAAATTCAGAACCATAGATAAAAATATCACATCCTGCTGCTGCTGCCATTGCTTGACCGCCTGCTTCATAATAAGCTACAGTAAATGTTCCTGGAGCTGCTGAAGTTGGAGCTACTTTGATAATTGCTTTATTCTGTAATGTTGATCCAACTGTATTGTCAGAAATCATTACAGTTTGTCCAACTCTAAGTGTAGCTAAAATACCTGAATTAGCATTTAACTGTGGATTAAAGTTAGTAGGATTGTTAGCTCCAGCTCCTGGCGCTGCTCCTACTCCTGGAACTGTCCAAACACCATCTACTGCACCTGCTGCTGAAGCAGAAGTACATCCTTGATATTTTGTGTGTAATCTACCTTGTTCTGCCCATTTAATTAAATCCGAGTTAGAAGGCATTTCAGCTCCTACCATTCTCAAGAATGATGCTACTGATCTGTTTCCATAACGCTCAAATTCCTTTTCGTAAGTATCTGGAAGATACTGATTTAAGAAATCAAAGTTGTTTATGTAGTTTGTTGATAAAGGAGTTTGCTGCGCACTTGGTTGCAAGTCAAATCCTGGTGTTAAATTTACTGCCATTTTTTTATTATTTTAAATTAATTATTTTTACTACTTCTAATTTTGAGTCCTCTTCCATGCTCATTACGATTATTAGTAGTCACAGGGCGTATTTTCATTCCATCTTTTGAAACAGTTTGAGATTGTTGTCTAAGATCCATATTAATGTTTTTAGATTTTCTTGAAACATCATCTACAGCGTTAGCTACACCTTGATCATAAAAATATTGAGCAAATTTATCAGGATTCATCGCTACCGATAAAGCCTTATGATAACCTACAGCGTCTTTAATTAATCCACTTTCATCTAAATATTTGCCGATAAAATTACCAACATTAGATTGAACATTTTTTAATTCTTCCGCAGTCCCTGGTTTAAAAGTAAGTTTATTATCAGACACATTAAAATCAAAACCTTTGAAATCACTGTTAAACACATCATTTGTTCTGTCTGTAAAAAATTTAGCTTTTTTACCGTTTGCCTCTTCTAAACTTTTAGATTCCTCTATATAACTTTTATAAGCATTAATGTTTTTTTCTTGATCTTCAGATAATGCACCCCCACTTGACTCAAGAGGAATGTTGTACTTATCTTTCTGTTCATTTAAAAACTTCTTTGCCTTAGAAAGTTCACGTTTTTTAGCTAATTTTACCTTCTTAATTTCTCTTGGTTCATCCAGGTCTTCGTCAAAACTGAATTTATCCTCAATAATATCTTGAATATCTATTTCATCTAAACCTTCTTCAGTTGATGAATAGTAATTAGCCAGTACAGCATCATCATCCATAGAATCAAAATCCTTTTGTAAATTATAAAAGTCTTCAATTCCACGACCTGTTTCTTGCTTGTACTTAAAATACGCTGACACATCATCTGGTAAATCTACATTTGCCTCTTTTTCCGCAAATAATTCATCAACAGATTCAATATCTTTGTCGTATCTATCTTTTATATATGAAAGAACATCTCTGTCATTTATCTCTGACGGTGTGTTTACTTCAACTTTTTCTTCAACTTTTTCTTCAACTTTTTCTTCGGTTGAATTAATATTAGATAAATTAATTTTATCTATTCCAGTTTCTTTATTTGCTGAATCGTCAAATTTTTCTTCATGTGCTTTTAGTAAATCATTCTCTACTTCAACACGAGACTTCTCTTCTTTTGTTACTTCTTTTACTTTAAATTCCATTTGATTTTATTTTTAACAAAGTTAATACTAATTTAATTATAATTTTAAGTAGTTTATCTTGGATTAAATTCCGCAAAATCAAACCCATCTAAACTATCTTCATTAGATTCAAAATTAATAGAAGGTAGATTACGTTTTCTTTGTTCTATCATTCTTGATTGATTAGATGATTGATTATTTAATCTATCAGCTTTATTTGTTTCTCTACTTTTTTCTCTGTCTTCTAATTGAGATTGCTCAACACCTTGTAATTGCATTTGGTAGTTAAATTCTACCTCCATTAATTTAGTTTTTAACTGAGCCTCCATTTGCATTTTTTGAATTTGCATTTGATTTTGAGCAGTCATTGTTTCCATTTTAGCCGCAGAAGTGGCTTGAGCTATTTGCATTTGTTGTTGAGCAGCAGCTTCTTGTGCTTGCATTTGTTGTTGCGACTGCATCTCTTGCTGTTGCATTTGCATTTGCTGTTCTCTTTCTTCTTTTTGCTTACGTTTTAATTTTAATAGCTGATTTGCCATTTTTAAATTATGAATCTCTCTGATATCAATCGCGTCCTCTAAACTTATATTCTTCTGAGATAAAGCCATTTGAATGTTTTGTTCCAGCATAGCCTTCTCCTCTTCATCTGGAGACATTTCAATAAATATTCCGAAATCATATAAATACAAATCTTTTATTTCATCAATAATTTGCAAATTATATTTTCCAATCTGCATAGCAAACTCATCTTTAAAATCAGCATATTCTAATATATCTGCCATTCTTATAGATAAACATTCAGCCAAACTTCTTGTCATATATAGACTCGCTTGTAATATATGCCTTGTAGCTGTATTTGAATTTAATGCAGCTAATTTATTAACCCCTACTAAAGAATTTGGATCAGGACTTGATCCATCACGCGCTTCATTTAAGCCTGTTACAGCTCTTATCATATCTAAGTAATGATTATAGTTACCTATAAGCATTTGCATTTTACCTGCTCCACTTGAAGCTGTTAGCTGAGTAATTGGAACTTTTGCATTGTTAAATTCTCCATCTTGAGTATAGCTCCTACCGATAACACTACCTGTTTGAAAATACAAACGTAATGCGTCTTCAGGATTATATGCAGCTCCAGTACCTAAGTCAACCTCATTTAAACCATCAGCATCAATAAACACTCCATCAGGAACTACTCTTGAAACTACTTGTTGTATTTTTAAGTGACTCATTTGAATTAAATCTGCAAATGGAATCATTCTACGAACTAAAGATTCTACAGAACCTTTGTACATTCTTGGCGCACACGCTATATAATTTGGTCTTGCATATTGATTTGCAGATTTTGGCCTAACCATATTTTCGCTCAATTTCCATTTAAGCATAATGTTAGTACCCATAACCATTACACCATCATACCAAACATCAATTCGTTTAGTTACTTTCTCAAAATTACCCTCATCCATCATTTCTTGTGGAGGATTAAAAGAATCGTCTTTTTCTACAGTCTTAAAACTACCATCTGGCATTCTTTTCTTTTTATAAACAAAAGAATGTGTAGACTTATAATTAAAATATAATAATGTAGCAGTATCTTTATTAAACATACTATTATTAAAAGCTTGCGCTCCATCATAATATTGCGCCCAATCTTGACTGTATTTAGAAATTTCTGATAAATCTGCAAGAGATAAATCTGGATCTATTTTTATTAACTCCCCAATCGGAACTGTTTTTATTTCACCCCAATAAAAGTTGTCCTTAAAATAAGGATCTTCAGTATAACTATAAACCACATTTGCTGGATCAACATAATCAATCTTAACTCCAGATCCAGGTAGAAACATATGTTTACACATTCCAATACCTATAACTGTTTGATCGTAATCAACTCGTTTTCTTATATCTTGATAATGATTTTCATCTAACAAAGTATTAATACCTACCTCTTGAGCAATCTCAATAGCTGGCTTATATTTCATTTGCATATACAACTCCATCTCTTGATCATTCCCTGGAAGTTCTTCCTCTGCTACACTAAAAACAGGTACTCCAAAATCTTTTTCTAACTGCTGTAATACAGGAGCTGAAACCATGTCGGCTTGAATCATGTCTTGAAAAACATTTCTTTTTTCTGCTGACATAGCATCTTGAGCATATGTTTTTATTTTGAATAACCTATCAGACATTCCGTTAACAACTATATCAACAAATTTAGGAATAATTGGCACTGGAGTCCAGTCTAAGTTTAAGTGACTTAGATCACCATCTACTGAAATTTCATTTTTATATTTAGCAATAGATTGCTCTCCTCTGGCATAAAGCCTTAATCTATTAAAGTCTGCCCATTGATTATAGAACCTACATGAACCACTATCTCTCCTAAACCACTCATACTGTATTGCTTGTCCTACTTTCAATCCAAACTCCATTTGACCTTTTACGGAATCCGATTCAAATTGATCAGGAAAAGCAGCAGAGTTAACTTGTATATTTACATCTTTCATTTGTTAAGTAATTGACTAACCGAGGCTGTATTATTATATCTTGCAAAGTTAATGCTTATTTTTGATTTTTCTTTAGCAGGGGTGTACAAGTGCTTTTGATTCGCCATTATAGCTAAACCTGAACTAATAGAAGCATCAAACTTGGTTCTGTTATTTATATCAAACTTGGCCCAGTCTTCTAAAGTTCTATGAAAATAACATATACCCATATCATCTTTATCTCTATAACTCCCCTCCATATCTAAACCAACATATTTTTCTATGTATGATTCTATTGCAGAAGCGTGTGATTGTTTCACATCTTCACTTGAGTTGGGAATCCCACCTAATTCTTTTTCAGTTTTAGATAATTTATTAAATGTTTTATCAGGTCTATTTATACTAAAACCTCTGTAACCTCTATTTTTTAAATGATACAATAAACGAGGTTTATTGTTTTCACATAATATCGGCATTCCGAAAAACACACAAGCCATAAGTACTTCTTCAAAAAATATTTCAGCAGTTTGAGGCCGAGCTATATATTCTAAAAAAAACTCATTACTTGGAGCGTTACCCATATTAAACTTTGTTAAGCCATGCAAAGAACCGTTAGATCCTTTTCCAACTACAACTCCTGAAATATCATATGAATCACATCCAAATGTACCTAAGTGTTCATTACCTGGATATCGCTTTCCATTTTTAGTAATAACATTGTTTTGTAATGCCTTTTCTGGTAACCAAGATACAAAAAATCTTCCTCTTTTATTTGGTGACCAAATTACTCTTGTATCTTTAATTCCATTTTCCCAAGAAAAAGATCCTTGAGTAACATATCTGTCTATTATTAAAGAATCGTTGTAGTCTATTTGTTGATATATTTTAGTAAGATTAAATATTGACTGCTTACTTTCATCTCTAAATGCGTGAGACTCAGTTCTTGGAAACTGTCTATAAAATTCATTCAATGCATCTGGATCATTAGATAAA